ATGTTCTGTGCTTTAGCGCCTTTAGCAAGATCTGACCAAGTCAGGCCAGCGTTACGTAGAGCAGGTATCTTTAGGAACTCAGGGTCGTTTACTGTATCCTGAGCAACAAGGTCATAAAGGCGATTCTTCTTAGTAGTCGCAACCACATTAGAAGCTTCAGCAATAGACCTATCACCTGTTGACAAACTAATGATCTGGGCACCACTAGAGGATGCGTCATTTTCAATCATAAGCTTTGTCTTGTAGGTCTTCAACAGCTTAGTATTGTTGAAGTCACCACCAACATGGTCATAGATGCGAGTATACTCTAGCGCAAGCCGAGCCATCTTACCTACCTCTGGACCTTCTAGTTCTCGAATAAGAGGGTGTTCTAGGAACTCCCGTATACGACGATCTTTCTGGGTCTTTGCTTGTAGTAGACGACCTATCTCTAGTAACTTGGACTGGTTCCTATTGAAGATATCAATACGACCATTCTGAGTCAAAGCCTCTGTGGCAGGACCAAGAAGCGCCCCAAGCTGTACTTTAAGCTCTTTAACGGTATCTAGGTCGATGTTAACTGCTTTAGCCGAGTTTAGGAAAGGTCTCACAAGCTCACCACCAGTAGGGGTTAAGTATCCACGATGATAAACACGACCACGAGAGTCGATGAAGGCATCAGTGCGGAAGGGTCTGCCCCTCATACGATGGAACTTACCAGAAGACATTAATCCGTATCCTGCTTCTCCGCGGTTAATGATCTCATGTCTGAACTCATTAATAGCATCATACTTAGCCACATTACCCCGGGGGTCACGGAAACGGACAAGCCCGTCCATAAAGTCAAAGAACTCGTCATCAACACCATACTCCACGTTCATCACATGGTTCATCATATTCGCCATCTCAGAGTCGATCTGTTTAGGGTCATAATCCGGGTACTTATCGGCAGAGATGATTGGGGTGTTAGTTTTATTACCGCGGGCATCAAAGAACTCTTTGTTACCTGCTTTCACATATAACCTATCACGAGGATCAATGATCCCAAAGCGACGAGCTACAATAAGGCGGTTGTTGGCTTCCTGAAGCTTCAAAAGGTCTTTATCAAGTATCTGAACCTCACGGGAGATTGTTTCGCCCCATCCACCTGCTGCTCGACCGGTATCGACATCCCATACACCACGACGGGTCTTACCCCTGAAGGATACACGAATTAACCCTTGTGCACGCATAAACTCTAGGATACTCGAACCTTCCTTGTGGTAGTCTTTTAGTGTATGTGTGGAGAAAGGGTTCAACTCACCCAACTCTTTCTGAAAGGTCTTACCGATGTTAATTGCAAGAGAGTCGTAGTCAGTAGACCGACCTGACGCTACAAGCTCCATAGCCTTAGTAGTAGCGCTCAGAACCTTGTCATCAATAACCTTTGACGTTGGTCTCTTTCTGGCATTGAAAAACTCAAGATCAAGTATCTGACGGGTGCCTTCTCGCATCCTAGCGATCTGTTTAACAATCCAGTCATCACTAGGCGGCCTGTTGTACCACTTAACAAAGTCCTTGTATTGCTTTCTGAAAGGGATAACCTTATCAAGCATACGTTCAATTAGCTTATCTTTGTCAGGGTACTTTTCAATAATCTTTCGGGTGTAAGCGCTGATAGGTGCCCTGCCCCTATAATAGATTTTCTTAGAAAGCTTAGCCCCTGTAGTTGCTCTCCAGTTCCGAACGAAACGGGAGTCTTCTAGTTGGCTCTTGATAATATCATCAACACCATAGTATCTACCCATAATCTGCACTCTTGGGGCATCTCCTGCAGAGGAAAACCCCCCGAATAGCTTAGCACGATCTCGGGAACGAACATCGAGTAGTCTAGAAACGTTCTGTACAGCGAAACGGTTTTCTGCGTTTACTACTGCCGCCAAGTCAGCCCAAGGCTCTTTGTTCTTGTTAAAACGTTGGAAGTTAACCCGAAGGTTCTCTACCATAACTGTTTGTTGATTCACAGAGACCTTGTCATCTAGCTTCGTAACAAACCCGGAGATAAAGTCTTTTTGCTCACGGGTAAGGTCTTTGGCATTGCGCATAAAGTCTAAGCGTTCCTGATACAGCGTGTAATCAGGGCTGTAGACAAGATTACTCCTTACCTCACCGGTGAAGGAGTCTGTAACAAAGTTACGCTCGTCAAACTCGTTGCCCATCCTACGGCGAGAAGCCTGTTTACCTACCAAGCTTGTACCCTTGTAATCTGTAAGAGCATAAGTAGAGTTGTAGTTGTCAGCATCTAGGATGATTGATTGTAGCAGTTCATCTTGGTGCTTTGGGTTGCTGAGCAAAGAGTTTGGGTTCTTAGCCTGTATCTGGATTTTAGTATCCCTCACAACCTGCCGCGGGCGGTAGATCTCGTTAACCTTGGAGGCACGACTACGCAGGGCTTGGATGGAGAGAACCTTGCCCTTTGGGGTGACATATTGATCAGCCTTTAACTTGCCCTCTCGGAACAGGTTTGCCTGATCCTCGCCACCTAGTAGCTTAGATTGTATATCCATTTTCTGACGACGAAGCCAATCACCAAAAGCCTCACGCTTGGGTGGCAGCCCTGACGCCTTAGACGGGTCTAGCTTGGCAACTTCACGCTTCTTGAGTCTGGCAGAATCCGCAGAGGCTAGCTCTTCCTTGCTCTTCAGAACAGGGATCATACTAGAGCGACAACGCCAATGTAGCGGGGGCCTATACCGATTATCATCAGCATCATAAACCTTACCATTGTGGTGTGAACAAATCGGGCTGGTACGACTATCGAGGATAGCTGTAAACATATAGCCCTTAATAATGTCTTTGTTGTTCTGCATTACTCGGTCCAAAGCAGCACTTTGTGTCGAGGTAATCGCAGTACGAGTAACTGTTGAGGCTTGATGCTCAGTCAGTTTAGTAGTTTTCATGACATCTGAAATGATTTCATTGGGGCTTTTATTGTTAGCTAGTCCCGCCTTGACTTTAGACTGGATCCTAACAAGCTCACCCGCAGAAATATTCCGGATGTTTCCTGATAAAGAACGTTCACCTTTCATGCCGGGCCCCGCGATCTCTGCTAGGAGTTCCCGTGTCCGTGGGCGACGTACTTCATAAAACTTTCTAACTTCTTTGTAGAGATTATCACTATGGAAATCCAACTGAGAAGTAGAGAATTCCTTAACACTGTTGGTTATGGAACTATTTAATTCTTTAGCGAAGCGATTAACTTCGGGAGCAACATTAGCACGAATATTCTTCTTGAGTGCTTTCTGTAGTTTTTCACGGTGCCGCCGCATAATCCGACGCTGTTGTATCTGTTGACCTTCCTCGTAGAGTCTTACATCTGTCATATGCTCGACGATTCGATCATAAATCTTATCATTAATAGTGGCCATCTAGCACTCCTTTGAGTGGTTAGGTGAGCGGAGACCCCCGAAGGAGCCTCCTAAAAGTTTACTCTACCTCGACTTCGTTGTCGGGTGTTTGGTTGACTAGAGGGTCAGTCTGGATTTGCTGAACCGCCTCTTCATCATCATAGTCCATGGGCAGGAAGTCGTTGTACTTAGCAACACTAATGAAAGTATCCCGAGAGATAATCCCAGAAGAGTACCATTCACTGATCAACCTCATGGAACCTTCGCCGCCCACCATGGGTGAGAAGTCGGAGGACAACTGGAAGACAATATCGTTACCTGTGTAGTCGGTATCATAACGCCAGTTGACCATGAAGGCGATAACCTCTTGTAGTGTGCCGGAGATCTTGGCGTTAAGAGTGCCCAGCTGCGCTGTTTGAGAAGCGTTACGAATCTCCAAAGCTACACCCGAGGCGGCTTGCTCAGGGGATAGCATCCGAATACCCATCTTAGCCATCTCGGAAACAGTAGCCTCAATAGCACGGTCCATATCCGCCAAAGCACCTGTCGGGGTTTCTAGGACACTGATAGACTCGTCTTTACGGACGCGTAGCCAAGAGCCTAGGCCAGAGTTAACTAGATCTTCAAACTCTTCGTCAGCCATGTCAGACTGTACCACAGGTGTATAAGTTGCAGCTCCGTATAGTAGGTGGTTACGACGGGAGATCTTGTTGTAGAGAGCTATCTCTCTGTCGATGAGAGGCATAAGCACGGGTTCTACGGGCTCGATCTGCCCATTCAAGGGCCAAGCCGGGATCCGGTTTAGGCGAACACCAAACTTCTTAGGGTATACTGTATTTGTTTTGACAAAGTCTTGTTCACTCAGCATATCACGATAGTCTTGGGTCACATCACCATTGACCACCTCAACTTCACCTGTTAGATCTGTCTTCTCGTAGTAGTCAATAACCAAGTAACCCGTTTCATCAACATAGTGATCTACAACAGTATCAACATAATCAGGGTGCCAAGGGTTATCTGGCTTGTAACGCTCAGATATATACCGCGTTACCAGCCTTGTAGTGCTTTTAACACGGGTAATCGGGTGTACACTTGTTTGTACGTTGATTACATTCTCAGCTTTAAGAATGACAGGGTAAGGTGCAATAGTTGCACGTTCCTCAGGGGACATCTCTTCCAACTGTTCGTCTGAAAGAGAGGGCATGTCAACATACACCCAAGCACGAGAAGTCTGTAGTTCTTCCCAGATAGCAGCATCGAGAAAGTTAAAAAGAGACTGACCATCTAGTGTAAAGTCTTTCTCAATCCAGTCGTATACTTCTTCTGGCATTTCTTCTGGAAACGCTAGGTGTGATTTCTTGCGTAGAAGCGCACTAATGAGGACCTTACAGTACTGCGCTGTTAGGCCGGGTAGTTCTGCTTCTGCACGAAAGAACTCATACTGGGGTTGCGTCATGGAAGGGGAAAACGGTAGTAGCAGATTGCTAAATGAATACTTATCAAGAACATCATCGTGAGCTTTAGCATGGCTTTGTCCGTTAAGGACGGATCTAGCTCGTTTCCAGAGAGGCTTAAGCGAGTTATAAGAGTCACTTGGATCCGCGACGGAACGCTTCACAGCCTTGGAAGGTTTACGTAGCTTTGACATAGCTTACCTTTCTG